GATAAAACAATCACAAATAATGATTATTTTGCTACGGAAGGAAAAATAGATTACGGAAATAATTATTCAGGTTTCACGTCTAGATATCAGACAACCTCTTTATTGAATAGTCCATATTTTATAAACTCACTAAGTGAGTCTGTCGAAAACAGAAAAAATAATGTGGATAATCCATATGTTACGATGGGTTATATGTATTTAAATTCATTACCACTTCAGACGTTAAAAGAAAAGATGAATCATGGTATTGATGGTAAGTCTAATGATTATAATTTTGCAATTTATAATAAGTTNGGTGCACTACACAAGATGCCGTACGCATGGGTTGTTAAATACGGTTCAATATGGCATAGGTATAAAAAATACATTAATGAAAACGTGGATATATTAGATAGTGTTTGGACTAGTGTTAATGAAGACGACTTATACGACCCTTTTAGTACCACACCATCAAAGACAAAGACATATACGTTCCCAAACTATGGTGGAAGTGGTTATACAACATACAGTATGAACCCATCACTAATATCAATACCGCCTTTATTTACCTTTAATTTTAACACATCTAACGTTGGATTTTATCCTAAATTGGTTAATGATGTTAATTATTTATTTGGTTATGATGAGTTTATTAGTGGTACGACCCAGTCAGACTTTGATAATTATTTTAGTGGTAATACACAATTTGATGGTAATGGTTTAAAGATTGCGAGTAATTCGGATTCCATTATTAATATGTCTTCAGGAAACACTACGTATAGCGTGTCCTCATATTACACTTTTTACGATAAACCTAAAACCTATGATAATAATACAGAAAAGTTACTATGTTATCCTTCTGCGGGTGGTGGTAATTTTAATCAGTATGAGTTTGAAATATGTAAAATTCCTGGTATATATGAGGGGGAACCGTTAAGACAATCGTTATATGATGGTTCAATAAAAACTCTTTGGGGTGGTTCACACTATGGATATTTTGATACCACTTTAATTAAAAAACCAACATATAGACAATATATAAAAACTATTGATAACACAACTAACAACCAAACGGCATTTAGCTTAGAGTCGGTATCAGAATACTCATCAATTGATGAAATACTAGCGGTGTTTAATGAGGGTATTATGGATATGTTTGAGACTGAATTTTTAGAGTTCTGTAAAGACCCTGTTCGTGATAATATACCCGCTGAAGATGTTCTTAAACCAAATTTAATGACAAGTTTAAATGGTTTGTTTTTTATTAATAGACCAACATTGACAGGTCAATCTGATTTAGACGGACAAATAATCGCCAATCAACAAATGATTAGTTTAAGGAATACAGTTAAAAATTTATTATTTGAGACTTTTATTTTTAAACAGGGTAATCCTTCTAATTTTAATAGACGTGTTTGGTACTCATTCACTGATGATACAAAATATCAAACTCAGAATCAAAAAATTAATTTTGGTAACTATATTAATGACTCACTACCCACGGCAAGTAATTTAACAACAATTGCTATTAGTGAATCACAATACCCCGATGCGTGGAACGCCCTAAGATTAGTGGTCGGTGTGTATGATGAGGATAGAATGAAGTATAGTGATAGTGGTTCAACAATTACAGATTTCTTTGTTGAAATGGATATTCTATTTAGTGAAAATAATGTTAGACAATTGGGTCCAATCATACAAATTTACGCTACTCAAAAATATCAAGACCCAACAATGACAAGTACTAAGTTTATGTCTCTGTTTAATCAATATTTGACATTGATGGATAATTCACAAAAGAAGGTACAAAACAATTTATTTACCAAACTAAATAAAGACTTACCTAAAATTACTGAAGAGACAGAACAGATTAAAACATCTATGTCGGGAGAGGTGGCTAAGTTAGAGTTGTATGAGTTCTTTAAAACATTAAATGATAAATGGATTGCGGGGGGTGACTTTCAAAATAGAACATTATTTGAGGAATTTTTATTTTTAGATAGGGCGAACAGAGATATTGGTGATAAGCTTATTGTGGATGTTAGTACACTAACAGGGTTTATTAATGATAAGTCAGGTTCTAATTCTATTTACACATTGATAGGTCATTTATTTCAGGGTAATAACCTATTGTTTATGGCATTACCATCCTATACGAATTTTTATGGTGTTAATGAACCATCTAAAAACGCGAAACCTGAAGAAGGTTTTGAAAACTCAGCGTCCGACGTATTTGGTACGTTCTTAGAGGTTGACGATAATAAAAGTAGACCTCGGTTTTTATGTTTATACACAGATAAAGTGTCAAAACATTTAAAACAAACAGAAAATATAGATTATAGGTTTGGTGATGATAGTTTTGATATGTACAAGGCACAGGTTCTTAGGGAAAATCAAACAAATAAAACAGATTATGCTTTCTCAAATAAAGTGGTTGGTTTCAATGTTGACTTTGGTGTGAGAAATCAAGGGATATTTAAATCCGTAAGTTTAGACCAATCACAATTTAAAGATACCTCAGAATCGTTCCGTATATTAACAGACATGGCGAATCAGAGTAAAGGTTCGAAAACATCTCAACAATCAACTTCATTATATAATATCTATAAAAACAGAAGCTATAATTGTCAGATTATGTCAATGGGTAATATGATGATACAGCCGACAATGTATTTTAACCTAAGATACGTACCAATGTTCACAGGTCCGTATTGGATTACAGATGTGTCTCACAGTATTAGTCCTGGTAATTTTATCACTACATTTAGTGGTGTTAGAATTTCTAAATATTCATTCCCGAGTATTACCGAACTAACAATGAGTGTTAATATTGATTTACTAAAGAGAATTAATAAATCATATAAAAAACCTAAAGAAGCAAAACCAACAAGTGAAACACCTTCTACAACACCAACATTACAGAATGGGTCTTCAAACTCTAATGGAGTTAGTACTAACTCAACTAATGGTTCAAGTGTGGGTTCAAGTAATTGTTCGCCAGTAAGTGCTTACCAAGGTTTAGATTTCATAACTAAACAAAATACACAGTATTCTTATAATGATATTATAACGTATGTTAATACTAAAACTACTAATTTTGATGTTAAAAGATTAACAATTGGTACTGTTTGGAGAGAACAAGGTTATAAAAATGGTTATGTTAAAGGAATTAATAATAACTACGTTGGGTTAACTACTGATAGTGGTCGGTGGTCAGGTTTAGATAATGATAAAGTTAGTGGACATTTTGTGTATCATCAACATCTGACGGTAGGGCTAGAAGTTACTTTTCATTCAGTGACCCTAACGGGTCTTTTGACCCATTATTGGTTAGATATAATAGTAACTCTGTACGTACTCAACTGACAGACTATATAGGGTCTGACTTTAGTGAAGATAATTATGCTGTTGCGTATTCTAAGGTATATATTAGAAATTGGTTTAGAAGAATTAATACCGATAATGAACTTAATGATATATTAAATAACCCTACCACTGACGATGAAAAATTAATAAAAAAGACGTATGATAATTCAATCCCAATATTTAAACAGGCCTTTAGATGGTCTAAAAATAACGGATTGTAAGAAAAACGATAATAAACGTATATTTATATATAAAAGTAATATTATGAATGTTAAATCATTATTAGACCAGTATTTGTCAAAAGACACTAGAATTACTGAAAGAGATGCCGGAAATGGTTACAAAGAGGTTTGTGACTTAGACACAGGTGATTGTTATACAGTTAGTATGAGAGACGGACTTATTGAGCGAGTTGATAATACTAGACAAGTTAATAGAACCTTAAAGGTNGAAACACCTCATGGTGTNAAGACATTACTTAATGGTTAAAATAAAAAATTATGTCAATAGATAAAAAAATACTTGAGGAACTTAATAGACACAATACTATTAATCGTTACCTTATTGAACAAGAAGAACCTACAGACACAGCTGATGAAGCTGGTGATGATTTGGAGTTAGATATGGATGTCGAAGGTGGTGCTGAAGAAATTGCAGAACCAGTTGATGTTGATACTGACCCTGAAGTTGAAAAAATTGACGACGAAGGAAATGTTGAGTCTGATAAAGACATGGGTGGGGACACTGAAGAGTTAGATATAACTGATTTAGTGAATACACAGAACAAGATTTCAGATAAGCAAGACGAGTATATGGATACAATGTTCGAGAAGTTATCTGATTTAGAAGGTAAACTTTCTCAGATGGACCAAATTTTCACTAAGATTAATGATATTGAAGCTAAAGTCGAGAAGTATCGTCAAAAATCACCTGAGGAGAAACTACAACTAAGAAGTTTAGATAGTTATCCTTATAATCAAAAGTTAACCGATTTCTTTGCAGATAAAGAAGACGATATGGAAAAAACGGGTAAGAATGAATATATTTTAACTTCTGATGAGGTTGAGAATTATTCTGATTCCGACATTCGTAAATCATTCAACGGACCGACAGAATAAAATTAATTATTTGACTTAATTAAATTTTACAACTATAATAAAGACCACTCAAATAGAGTGGTTTTTTTTGTTTATAGAGTTTGACTTTATTGACATAATTACTATCTTTANTATTGAGTTTAAGAGAAAACAATTAACAGAGTAAAAAAAGAAAAATTATGGCAAATGCATTAGATGCTGTGTTATCNCAGTATGAAAAGAACACCCAAAACACGGGTGGAGGTAACAGAATCTCTCAAGAAGACAGATTAAAAAGATACTTTACAACGTATCTTCCAAAAGGAACTAAGTCAGGACAAAAGGTTATTCGTATCCTTCCAACACCAGACGGTTCATCACCATTCAAAGAAGTGTGGTATCACGAAGTTCAAATCGACGGTAAATGGACTAAATTATTTGACCCAGGTAAAAATGATGGTGAGCGTTCACCACTTACTGAGGTTTACGAAGAATTGATGTCAACAGGTAAAGACTCAGATAAGGAATTGGCTCGTCAGTACCGTCCACGTAAATTCTACATCGTTAAGGTTATTGACCGTGAGAATGAAGACCACGGACCAAAGTTTTGGAGATTCAAAGATAATTACAAACAAGAGGGTATCTTGGATAAAATCATTCCAATTTGGAGACAAAAAGGTGACGTGACTGATGCTAACGAAGGTCGTGACTTGATTGTTGATTTGTCTAAGGCAAAAACACCTTCAGGAATTGAATACACAGTAGTTAAGACTATTATGTATGATGACCCAGCACCGATACACTCTGATAAGAGTCAGATGACGGAATGGGTTGAAGATGAGTTAACTTGGCAAGATGTTTACTCACAGAAACCTGTTGAGTATTTAGAGGCAATCGCAAGAGGTGAGACACCTGTTTGGGATTCAGAACTTAAGAAATACGTATACGGTGACAATACTGAAACAACATTCGGTAGTAGTGTCACAACTGAGTCTACAACAGAAAAAACTGAGGACCCACAATCTAAAATGGATGTGGATGAGGACTTACCGTTTTAACTAAAACTAACATGATGGTACCGATATTGTCGGTACCATCTTTATCACTAAAAAAAATATGGCAATTAAAAAAACAGATTTCAGTTCTCTGAAGAAGAAGTATTCTACTTCTGCAAAATATAAACCACAAAGGTTCTTTGATTTGGGTGAAGCGTTTTTAGATGCGGTTGG